CCTTTCTCTGAAGGGACTAATTACTAATGCTTGGATCTACGTTTTATCACCAAACTATACGAAAATATGTGGCAGCTTTTGGAACTCTTTTCAATGATATCAATGTTGAAAGAAAGAATTCTAGCGGAACTGTTGTTGAAAAAATTAAAGTTCCTCTTGCCTATGGCCCTAAACAGAAACACGTTTTAGCATCTCAAGAAACCACTACAGCAGCTAGACAAACTGCTACCAGAACTCCACGAATGGGATTCGCACTTACTGGTGTGGCTTATGATTCTGTAAGAAAATTGAATACTGTTGGAAGAAATGTTGCTGCAAATACTGCAGCAGGTACATCCACATTGATGACACAATATAATCCAGTACCCTATAATTTTGATTTTACACTCTTTATCCTTGTTAAGAATGCAGAAGACGGTACTCAAATATTAGAACAAATTCTTCCTTTTTTTACGCCTGAATTCACAGTTACTATTAACACTATTCCAGAAATGGGAATAAAGGCCGATACACCTATTATTCTCAATTCAGCTGATGTTTCGGATGAGTATGAAGGAGATTTAGACCAACGAAGAACTATTATCTGGACTTTGAGTTTTTTACTTAAAGGTTATATCTATCCAGACCTCAAAACTAGTTCGGTTATTAAATCTATTGAAGTTAATTTCAGACTTACAGGTAGTGATGATAGTGAAGTTGATGATTTCGTTCAAGATTTTATTATTTTGGAAACTACTGCATCCTCCTCAGCTTCATCGGACTACATATTATTAGAAACCGATAATTATGAAAGAATAATGAATGAAAGTTCAAGTCAGGATATTGGTGATGCATCTGTTAAAACTCGTTATACAGTTGTACCATCTCCATCTACTGCGACTGCAGATTCTGATTATGGATTTAGTGAAACATTTGAATTTTTTGAACCTAGTAAGAATTTTGATCCTGAAACTGGTGAAGACTTTACATGAGTACAGATATAGATGAACATTTAGATGAAGTATTAGGCGTTATTAATTTACCGAAAAAAGAAGTTACAAAGGTAGAAAAAATAAAGCCACCTACAAATGGGCATGATGAAGATACCGATTTTCAATACGCTCGTGAAAACCTTTATAATCTGATTGAAAGAGGTCAGGATGGTCTTGAGGAACTTCTTGAAATAGCAAAACAATCTGAACATCCACGTGCATTTGAAGTAGTGGGTCAAATGATTGATAAACTTACCACTACTAACAAGGAACTTCTCAATCTCCACAAAACTAAAAAAGACATAACTTCTGAAAGTGGACCGAAAACAGTATCAAATAATCTGTTTGTTGGTTCTACTGCAGAACTCCAAAAGTTACTAAAGAATAAGAAAAATGCCTGAGAATTATCTTGGAAACCCACTATTAAAATCAGCAGGTGTTGCTGTAGAGTGGACAGAGGAATCTGTCGCTGAGTATCAAAAATGCATGGAATCTCCCATGTATTTTATACAGAACTATGTAAAAATAGTTCATGTAGATAAGGGTTTAGTTCCATTTGATTTGTATAATTATCAGAAAAGAATGGTACAATCTTTTACAGATGATAGATTTGTTATCTGTAAGATGCCTCGGCAATCGGGAAAATCAACTACCATTGTCAGTTTTCTCCTTCATTATATACTATTCAATCAAGATGTCAATTGTGCAATTTTAGCTAATAAACTTTCTACAGCACGAGAACTTTTGGGTAGACTTAGATTAGCTTATGAGAATCTTCCCAAATGGATGCAACAGGGAATAGTTGTATGGAATAAGGGAGATATAGCGTTAGAGAATGGTTCTAAGATTCTTGCTGCAGCTACTTCATCATCTGCCGTTCGAGGTAGTTCTTTTAACATTATTTTTCTTGACGAATTTGCTCATGTTCCCTCAAATATCGCAGACCAATTTTTTACTTCAGTCTATCCTACAATTTCTTCTGGTGAAACTACCAAAGTTTTCATCGTATCAACTCCACTTGGACTTAATATGTTCTATAAAATGTGGATTGACGCTGAAGAAGACCGCAACAGTTATGTTCCTATAGATGTACATTGGTCTGAAGTTCCTGGCCGAGATGAGAAGTGGAAACAAGAAACTATTAAGAATACTAGTGAAACTCAATTCACTCAAGAATTTGAATGTGAGTTTATAGGGTCTACACATACTCTAATAGCCCCCTCAAAACTTAGAACAATGGCTTTTAAGAATCCAATCGCATCTCAGGGTGGAATGGATGTCTATGAACAACCAGAAAAAGATAGAACATATTGTATTGTAGCCGACAGTGCTCATGGTAAAGAACAGGATTACTCGGCACTTAGTGTATTTGATATTTCTGAAATACCATACAAACAGGTTGCAAAATATAGAGATAACAAAATCTCTCCAATGGTTTATCCAAATATAATTTATAATATTGGGTTGAAATATAATACTGCATGGTTAATATGTGAAATTAATGATATAGGACAACAAGTAGCAGAGACTTTACATTTTGAGTTGGAATATGAGAATATTCTTATGTGTTCAATGCATGGAAGAGCGGGACAGAAAATTGGTGGTGGTTTTGGAAAAAATGCTCAATTAGGACTACGAACCAGTAAACAACTCAAGAGGATTGGATGTGCGGCTCTTAAAGATATGATTGAGACTGATAAGTTAATTATTCCAGATTTTGATACACTTGCAGAGTTGACTACATTTGCTTCTAAAAATAATTCTTTTCAAGCTGAGGAAGGGTCACATGATGACCTTGCTATGACTCTAGTGATTTTTGCTTGGACAGTTCAACAACAATATTTTAAGGATATGACAGACCTTGATATTAGAAAGCAAATTTATCAAGACCAAATGGATGCTTTAGAACAAGACATGATTCCTTTTGGAATTATAGATGATGGTAAGATTGATGGTACTTTTACTGATAATAAGGGTCAAATGTGGGAAGTAGCCGACCCAGATTTTCAAAGAAATTATTTCTAGTCTTCTCTACTAAATCCAAAATCTTCTAGACGGTCTTTAGGGCCTTGTTCCTTTATAGACTGTATTAATTTTTTAGCATCTGGATGAATTCTAGTAGAATTATACTTTAGACGAGATTCACTTTTTGTACATACTATCAAATGGTCAGGATTTACACAACAATTATTCTGACAAATTTGATGTACAATATTTTTGTCGGGGATTTCTCCACTAAATTCTAGATAGGCAAATCGGTGAGCTGGTACAGACTTTCCGTTATGAGAAAACATACCATAACCTTGTTGGGTACGAGAAGCAGTCCATTCCCAACATTTATTGTCTTTATTTTTACTAACTTTAGCTAGAAATCTTTCTTTTGTATCCATAATCACCTTCACTTATAACTATTTATATTACAATAATTATTTAGTTTTAAGAAAAGTCGATTTTATAAATAAACATAGTAATGTAAAAGAATTACAACGAATATTAATTTTTAAGGAGATATGAGATGCCTTTTCAAGTAAGCCCAGGCGTAAATACGTCAGAAATTGATTTAACAACAGTAGTACCAGGCATTTCTTCAATAGATGCCGGGTTTGCTGGTCCTTTTCGTTGGGGGCCAATTAACGATGTTACGTTGATTGATTCGGAAGATCTTCTGGTTCAAACATTCCAGAAACCCGATACCAACACATACACATCATTTTTTACAGCCGCCAACTTTCTAAATTATTCAAGTAAATTACACATTGTAAGAGCAGCAAACTCTACAGTAATGAATGCTACAAGTGGAACTGCAGAAATTCTGATTTCAAATAATGCCACATATTACGACAATTATGATGAAGGCCAAGCTTCACAATTGAGTGATGGTACTAAGGGAGATTGGGTAGCAAAGTATGCAGGAGATCTTGGAGATAGTCTTAAAGTTTCTCTTTGTGGACCAACTCGAGCTAATCTTGCATCTGGAAATACAGTAGTAGCTTCCAACTCAGACATAACACTCACAGGTGGTGCTACATTTGCAGTTCATGCATCAAGTAAAGCAATCACAGCAACTAGTTCACTCTTTGGTAGTGAACTTCAGGTCGGAGATGTAATCGTTTGTAGTGGTAATACTTTTATAATCGCTACGATTACTAGTAATACTGCAGGAACTGTACATTGTGATCCAACAACAGGAGCCATTTCTTCTGCTGCAGCAGTACGATTAAAAAGATCACCTTATGGGGAACCCGCAAGGAATATGGTAGGAACTGTAGCGGTTACTGCCAATGTTGCAACAGTTACAGCAACAGTAGCCACAGCAGGAGCTCATAATTCTTGTCAATTTGACAAACAATTTGTAGCTGGTGATATTATCACAATTAATGGAGAAGATAGAAGAGTTACAGCTGTAACAAATTCTTCTTCAATGACTGTTAATCTTGGTTTTACAAATACTGCAACAGCTCAAACTTATTCAAGAAAGTGGGAGTATGCAGATTTATTTGATTTTGAACCAGTAACTACAGATTATACAGCTTCAAGAGGTGGAAAATATGATGAAGTCCATGTAGTTGTTGTAGATGAAGATGGAGAATGGACAGGAAATCTTAATGAAGGATTAGAAAAATTTGCTAGTCTTTCAGTTGCTAAAGGTGCCAAGAATGAAGATGGTTCTAAAGCATACTATGTAGATGCTATCAATCGTAGGTCTAGGTATATTTGGTGGGCTGACCATAATGCAAAGGGAGATGCTCTCACTCAGGCTGGAGTTTCAACTCTCGCGTGGGGTGCCACACCTACTTCTGGTTCTGATTATCGTTCAGGTTCAACCACAGGTTCTTTAATTCTTACCGCAAGTTTAGATGGTGGAATTGCTGGAACAGGTACGGTTACAGCTGCAAATAAAATCGAAGCACTGCAGAAGTTTAAGAATACTGAAGAAACAGATATTGGACTTTTGATGGGTGGTGAAGCAGATGCAACAGTTGCACTTGAACTCATTACAATTGCAGAAGGTAGAAAAGACTGTTTAGCTTTCATTTCACCAGAACAATCTGATGTTGTTAATGCATCTGGTTCAGAAGCAGACAATGTAGTAGATTTTAGAAATACACTAGGGTCTAGTTCTTATGCTGTTCTTGATTCTGGATGGAAATATCAATATGACCGATACAATGATGTTTATCGGTAT